ACGGAAACAGTGAAATAGATGTAAAGATTGTATCAAGAGTTTCAAATTCATACACTGCATATAACTCAAAATTAAATACAAATACCAGCGGAATTACAACATCGGGTAGCACTGTCATTTATGTAAATTCAACTCAAGGAGTTACTACATCTGATGTATTTTCAATCACCGGAGTTTCTACTTATGTAACGATTACTAGTGTTGGTGCAACATCAGTAACGATTACCTCCGGAATTGGTATTACTGTTACCACAAACACTGCTGTTAAATTTGAAACTCCCGTTTCAGTTGCTTCCACCGAAACAAAAATTACATATGCACCCAAAAATCAGTCAAAATCAATTTTAGGAGGTAACTCTGTTGCTTTTGTTAACAACAGTGGAACTCAATCTGGATCAGCAACTGCAGGATACGTTAAGGATTGGTATGACAATCAGATTTTACAATTAGACAATGCTGCAATTTATTGGAGTTCTATTGCACCAAAACCCGGCACATCTGCATATGCTGCACAAAGAAATGGAAAAAGTGATGAAATTCATGTTGTTCTTATAGACGACACTGGATCTGTTACAGGAATTCAAGGAAATCTTCTTGAAAAGCATATTGGACTTTCAAAAGCAAGTGATGCAATCTCTGCAGTCAATTCTCCACAAAAAATTTGGTGGAAAAATTATCTTGCCGTTTATTCAAATTATGTTTATGTTGGAGATAATCCTTCAGATGATTTAATTGTAACAGAAGATGTTGTTCAAACTGGATTCTCTAATAATTTTACACTCTTATCAACAACCGAGGGTCTTTGGAATATTGACGCACAGGATAAAACTTATAGTGCTCTTGGAAATGTCACATATACTTTAGGTGGAGGACAAGATTATGGTGCTGATGGCAGCATGTTAGCAACATTGGGAGATTTATTCACTTCATACAATTTATTCTCAAATAAAGATGAGATTGAAGTTGATTATTTAATCATGGGACCTGGACTTGGAAATAAATTTGAATCGCAAGCAAAAGCGGGTCACTTAATTTCAATCGCAAACAATAGAAAGGATTGTGTTGCAGTAATTTCTCCCCATCGTACAGATATTGTTGATATAACTAACGCAGATACTCAAACAGATAATATTCTTGAGTTCTTCTCTCCTCTTTCCTCATCATCTTATGCTGTATTTGATTCGGGTTATAAGTACACTTATGACAGATTCAATAATAAGTTTCGCTACATTCCTTGCAACCCTGATGTTGCTGGATTGATGGTCAGAACTAGTATTATTGCTTATCCTTGGTTCTCTCCTGCAGGTCAGCAAAGGGGAATTTTGAATAATGCAATTAAACTTGCATATAATCCAAATAAAGCACAAAGAGATCAACTCTACCCACAAAGAATTAACGCAATTGTTAATCAACCTGGAATTGGTATTCTTCTCTTTGGCGATAAGACGGCTCTTGGATATGCTTCTGCATTCGACAGAATTAACGTTCGTCGTCTCTTCCTTACAGTCGAACAAGCACTTCAAAGATCTGCTCAGGCTCAATTATTTGAACTGAATGATGAAATTACGAGAGCAAACTTTAGAAACATTGTTGAACCATACCTCCGCGATGTTCAGGCAAAGCGTGGTCTTTATGGATTCTTGGTAGTTTGTGATGCATCAAACAACACACCAGATGTTATTGATAATAATGAATTTAGAGCAGATATCTACCTGAAGCCTGCCAAGTCCATTAACTATGTAACTCTTACTTTTGTTGCAACAAGAACTGGTGTTGCATTTGAAGAAGTGGTCGGAACTGTTTGATTTTAAAATAAACACCATCAAAAGGAGGATCTAAAAAATGGCACACTCAATTCAGGATTTTAAATCAGCACTCATCGGGGGCGGTGCCCGCCCCAATCTATTTGAAGTTATTATTCCATCACCACCTGTTGGGGTAAATCTTACAGAAAATTTCCCAATTCTCTGCAAAGCAGCTGCTTTACCTGCATCAAATATTGCTTCAATAGATGTTCCCTTTAGAGGAAGAACCTTTAAAGTTGCTGGAGATAGAACATATGATACTTGGACAGTAACAATTATCAATGATCAATCTTTTGATATCAGAAATGCTATGGAAACTTGGATGCAGCAGATTGGACAATATGCGGATGGTAGTGGTTATACAAATCCAGCAGATTATATGTGTAATGCATTCGTAAAGCAATTTAAGAGAGGAAAATCCAATACGGGATTTAATGTCGCCACTGGAACTGGTCTTGAAGTAGCTGCAAATTACAAGTTTTATGATATTTTTCCAACAAATATTGCAGCAATTGATCTTTCTTATGATACTACAGATACTATTGAGGAATTCACCGTAGAATTCCAAGTTCAATATTGGACTCCGCTTGGTGCTACTGCAGAAACCGTATCTATCTCATAATTTTAACATAATAAATAGTCTAAACGTTAAAGTTAAAAAATAAATTATGGCGAAACTTTTTGGTTTTTCGATTGAAGATAATGATCCAATATCACCCGGTGTAGTTTCCCCCGTTCCCCCTAATAAGGAGGACGGGGTTGATCATTATTTAAGTAGCGGATTTTTTGGTTCATATGTAGACATTGAAGGTGTATATAGAACAGAATTTGATCTTATTAAAAGATACCGTGAGATGGCACTTCATCCAGAGTGTGATAGTGCCATTGAGGATATTGTAAATGAAGCAATTGTATCAGATACTAATGATAGTCCTGTTCAGATTGATTTAGACAATCTGAATGCAAGTGATGGTATTAAGAAAAAAATCAGACAAGAATTTAAATATATTTTAGAACTTCTAGATTTCGATAAAAAATCTCACGAAATCTATAGAAATTGGTATGTTGATGGAAGACTTTATTATCATAAGGTTATTGATCTTAAGAATCCAGAAGCAGGAATACAAGAATTAAGATATATTGATGCAATGAAAATGCGTTATGTACGCCAGGCAGTTAAAAAAGAAGATAACAGATATAGAGTTTCAAATAGAAATATTGATAATCCAATGGATTATGAATTTCCAAAAATTGAAGAGTATTTTATCTATGACGCAAAAATGACGTATCCAACAGGAACTCCAGCTCCTGGAACTCTTGGTGGATCAAACTCTGGAGTCAGAATGACAAAAGACTCCATTACGTATTGCACTTCCGGACTTGTTGATAGAAACAAAGGATCAACGCTTTCATATTTACATAAAGCAATTAAGTCTCTTAATCAATTAAGAATGATTGAAGATTCTCTTGTCATTTACAGATTGTCTCGTGCTCCAGAGCGTCGTATTTTCTATATTGACGTTGGCAATCTACCAAAGATTAAAGCAGAACAATATCTTCGTGATGTTATGATGCGTTATAGGAATAAACTTGTATATGACGCAAATACTGGAGAAGTTCGTGATGATAAAAAATTTATGGCAATGTTGGAAGATTTTTGGCTTCCAAGAAGAGAGGGTGGTAGAGGAACAGAAATTTCAACTCTTCCTGGTGGTCAAAATCTAGGAGAAATTACGGACATTGAGTATTTTAAGAAAAAACTTTATCGTTCTTTAAATGTTCCCCCATCAAGAATGGATGGTGAAGGTGGATTCAATCTTGGCCGTTCTTCAGAAATTTTAAGAGATGAAGTTAAATTTAGTAAGTTTGTTGCACGTTTAAGAAAGAGATTTTCTTATATGTTCAGTGATATGTTGAAAACTCAATTGATTCTTAAAAATATTATTACGCCAGAAGATTGGCAACAAATGGATGAACATATTCAATATGATTTCTTATATGACAACCATTTTGCAGAACTTAAAGATGCAGAACTACTTAATGAACGATTAACAATGGTTCAAGTAGCAGAACCTTACGTTGGAAAGTATTTTTCTCAAGACTATGTAAGACGTAAAATTCTTCGCCAAACTGACGAAGAAATTATTGAGCAAGATAAAATTATTAAAAAAGAAATTAAAGATGGGATTATTCCGGATCCAAATGTTCCAGTTGATCCTATGACCGGTATGCCAATGCAACCAGGAATGGATCAGGGGCAAGGAGCACCTGGAATGGATTTGGGGAAACCTGTGATGGAACCGGACATTAATGCATCTACAATAGAACCTTCATCAAAGGTAGCAGAA